GAAACGGCGGAGCGATCCGCCGTCTGCCCGGTGTGGTGATCGGGTACTGATGAGCAAGCCGAAGGAGATAGTGATGGACGTTATAACATTGAATGATGAATTAAAACCTTGCCCCTTTTGTGGAGGCGAAATCGATACGATTATTAAGGATGATACACAATGTTTCGTAGTATGTCGTAACTGCGGTTGCAAGGGGGCACCTAGCTATGCTATTACAGAAGAAGACGCTATCGTTTATGATACAACAACAAAAGAACACTCAAATACTGAAGCTATAGAGAAATGGAATAAAAGAATTGGTGACCGTAATAAGTTTGTGCCTGTATTTGTACGACCTTCCTCAATCACAACTAATGAGCAAGCCGAAGGTGTTGGGGTTCGTGCCTCACCGCCAACCTACGAAAGAACTGAAGGAGATGATGATGGACGTATCTAAGATTAAAATATTTGGAGCTGGAAGGGCAAGGGAAATCACCATTAATGTTTATGGTGGTGGTGTGCCGTTGGACAGTATTGAAGCGGCTGTGAATGCACTGGCAAGGGTTCTACCCCAAGAAGTAAGCATAGCTGCATATACCCATTCTGGGGAACAAGTCGCTTTTTCGATTGGTTCGGCTACGTAGATAAAGCGAAACGGCGGAGCGATCCGCCGTCTGCCCGGTGTGGTGATCGGGTACTGATGAGCAAGCCGAAGGAGATAGTGATGGCACTACAACCAATGCAGAAGTTTTTTTTAATGTTTGATGATGTACAAAATAAACATCCGCATGTGTTGTTCGACATGGGTTATAATAGGATTTCAGATTGGATCATAACAATCTGGGACGCTGAGCACTGTGGTATAAGAAATGCTAAAATAATTGTTCAATCTAATGGAACGACAAGAAATAAAGCATTTAAACGTGCAACTAAATCACTTCGGAAATGGGCTTCAACACACAAGAAAGGTCATGACTCACTATGATTGATTGCGCTTGCCCTTGCTGTGGGGCGCGGGGGTCGCTGGAGATGTTTTGCCAACAAGGTGTGGATGCTTCCTTGATGGCGGCATTGGCGACTATGCCGAGCGATTGCGGTCGCGAAGTGTTCCGCTACCTGCGGCTATTTGCCCCACAACGTAACAAAAAAATAAGCAAAGATAAGGCACTGCGTTTGCTCAACGAACTGCTGGCAATGATTAAACACGGCGGCACATACCGCAAAAAACTGATTACCGCGCCATCACACGTGTGGGCGCAGGCATTGGCGCAAACGTGCGATAGCTTGAACGCCAAAGCCGATTACAAACCATTGCCCAGCCATAATTACCTGTTGCAGGTGGTGCATAGTGTGCTTAACGGAGGGCAGCGGGCAGAAGACAGAGGGCAGAAAGATGAACCAAAGCATATTGCGCCGCGTACGTCATCTGCATTGCAGACGGTGGGCGAAGTGCTGCAACCTAAACCAAAACCAAAACAAGAACCTGTGGTTCACCCCATACCAAAAGACCAAATTGAACAATGGCTGATAAAAGCAAGAGACGATTTGATTCATGACAAAGGATTGCCCGAAAAAGGCTTGCTACCGTTCATGATCGCCCACCATGCCGAGGCGTTGTATAATAAGGAGTTGCAAGATGCACGTTAAAGAAATAATGAAGTTATTGAATAAAGCCAAGCGCATTTGTGACGAAGACGAATTTGAGCGGGTGTTTTATGAACTTTTTGGGTGGCGTGATTATCAACACAAAATTAAAAGCGCACAAATTGCACTCGATCATATTGAGTTTGAAAAACTCATGGAAGAGAATAAAAAGATAGACTATTTTATGGATTATGATGCGCTGGAGGGGTTAAGTGCTAAGGAGATGCTGCAAAGAATAGCGAAGCACGAAGAAGACATAGCGCGTTATGAACGTAATGAAAAACGTATACACAAACTACTGGGGGTTTGACATGGCTGACACATCACCTGCGGCTTACCGCCGCCGCGAATTGGGATTGATCCATCAAGCTAAGGCTGCGCTGAAGCTGGATGATGACGATTACCGCGACATGCTGGAACGGCTGTGTGGTGTGCGTTCAGCCGCCGACTTGGACAGTCGTGGACGGTTTAAAGTGATCGCCGAGTTGGAGCGCATGGGTTATAAACCCAAAGCGCGCCGTAACTATGGGCGTAAACCTGCTGTAAACGGCGATAAAACGGCATTAATGAACAAGATTGAAGCACAGCTAGCCGATGCTAAACTACCGTGGGCGTATGCCGAGGCGATTGCCAAGCGCGTGTGCAAGGTGGACAAATTGGCGTGGTGCAATACCGCGCAACTGCGCAAGGTGGTGGCTGCGTTGAACTATCGGGCGAAACGCACATGAGCAGCGTACGTAAAAACGCTATGGATTGCGATTTGCCAGAGCTGCTGGATTTGGCGCAAGAGCTGCCCAGCGATTATTCGTGGTTGCAATCGTTGGCAGAGCTGGTGGATGTGCTGCGTGAAGATGCCATACAGCGCGGTAAAAAAGCGGCAGTAGCAGAAGCCGAGGCAAAGCGCATCGTTATATTGATCGCGCACTATTGGGGTGGTCGTTCGGTTTATTTACCGCGTAACGACAAATTGCGCCAAGCCCTGCGTAATATACAGATTTACCACCAGTTTGATGGCTCAAACGTCAAGCAACTGGCAGCGCGGTATCGGTTGACGGATGTTTCTATCTACACGATCATCAAAGAGCAGCGGGCGATACGCAAGGCGAAACAGCCTGCGTTGTTTGGTAGGTAGTTGGTAGTTGGCAGTTGTTCGTTGGCAGTGGTGCGCAAGTGCCCCTTACGCATCTGCCCTCTGCTCTTTGATACGGTGGGGAAGTTCATACACCTGTTCGGCAATCATGGTGACCAGCGCAATGGCTTCTTCCACCTGTTTTGCGCTGGGGCGTGTGCCTTCGTGTAGGGCTGCATTGCCTTGGTCGCGTACATGGTGGGCAAGTTCACACAAGGGCTTGGTGATGATGTTGTTTTGTTGCATTTTTTCTAAGCGGTCAAAAAGGTTGCTGCGGTCGGCTTCGTCCAGCTTCAGTTGCTCTTTGCTGATCAGGTCAAGAATGCAACGGCAAGCGGCGGCGGCGTGTTTGCTGTTAGCGGCAACTTCAAAAAGGTCATTAAAGGCAGTCGCCACGGCTTCTGGCAGTCCTTGGGGAATGCGTAACAGTGCCACTTCGTGCCAGTGAAAGTTGCTGCAAACCTTGCCGAGGTCGCAGCCGTAACCGTCGCCGTTGATGGTGCGCATTTGCTGTTGCTGCAAGCTTACTGGCAGGTGGCTGGCGGTCGCAGTCACCACTTGCAAGCGGTTTAATTGTGGCTCCAGCAAGTGGCTGTTAAAGCTGGCAAACAAGGCACTGCGGCAATTTGAGCAGCAAAAGATACCACGCCAGCGGTTGTTTACCTGCTGCCACCCTTGCGTGTTTGGTGCGATATTGCTCAGTTCGGTCACCATGGCCGCATGCAGCAGTGAAAATTTGGTAATAGCCCGACAGTTCGGGCATGGTTGATGATCAATATAATGGAGATAAGGCATGACACATGAATCCTCTTTAGACGTAGTAATAGAACAAGTAATTTCTACGCGCTGTGCTATTGACAATCGCGTAATCATAGCAGCGATAGCAGAACAATACGGCTATAGTCTGGTATTGGCAAAATTGACCCGATTGGCAGAGGTGCAGACGTTGCTATTACAGCAAGAACGCCAGCAACGTAAGATTGCCGATGCCAAGCTACAAGCATTGCTGGGGTAGCGTTGTTTGGGTCGGGTAGGTTGTGGACAAGTAACCCACAACCACCGAAGCCGATAAAAAAAAGCCACCCTTAGCGGTGGCTTTTTTCGCTAAACGCTTCAATCTGTTGGTGCTTTTATGCTTGTTAGCGTTCGCCTTGTAAGGAGGCGTAACATGCAGATTACCGAACACTTCACCCTTGCCGAACTCACGCGTAGCCAAATTGCAGCGCGGCGCGGCATCATCAATCAACCCAACCCACGTCAAAAGGCGAATCTTCGCCGTTTGTGCGAATCGGTACTGGAGCCACTGCGCGAAGCGTTGGCGCGACCTGTTCACGTTAATAGCGGCTTCCGCTGCCGCAAACTCAACGCTGCCATTGGTGGCTCGCCACGCTCTGCCCATATGGATGGCTGCGCGGGGGATATTACCGTGCCTGGCATGACCTCCCGCGAGGTTGCCAAAGCCATCGCATCGTTGGACTTGCCCATTGATACCTTGATTATGGAGTTTGACCAGTGGGTGCATGTGGCAGTTGCCAAAGACGGCAAGCCACGCGACCGCCATTTGATCGCTCGCTATGACCGCGCTACGGGCGAAAGCGAATACATCCCCACACGGTTTTGTTGATATGATGAATCAATCTAGCTCTGTATTCAACACCATCATTTTTCCACTGATCGTTAAAACCTGCAAAGCATTTTTATTGTTTGTGCTGGCTGTGATGCTGGTGCTGCTGCTTGCGCCGATTGTGATGCCCTTACGCATCGCCTGGCTAACGGCAACAAGCCGAAAAATGGAAGCCATCGCCGATTACTTTATGGCCATGGCCATTGGCATGGATCAGTTCGGCGGCTCGGTGCTCTATGGTACAGAAGACTTCACCGTAAGCGCATGGACGTACAAGTTGGCCACTGAAGACGGCTACAAATCTGCCCGCGCATTACGATGTTTTATCGACCTGCTGTTTGGGCGCATGCATTGCTATAACGCATTCATGAATGAAATCGTATTGATGGAACAATGGCAGGACGAATTGGAACAACTCAAAAACAAGGCAGGTGAAGCGTGAATATTACACTACTGGTGATCTATACATTATTGAGCATGGGCATGGCGGTAGGCGTATCATACGGCGGTCATATGCTCTACATAAACCATAATGCGAGCTTTGATAGCGCAGGTGGTCAAAAGGAACTTTTTGGCATTGTGCTGACAAGCGTATGCACCGTGCTACTCCTGTTGTTTGGTAGCACAGCTTGGGCGTTTTGGCGCGTTGTACAGCATGCTGCTTAGCCCTCTGCTGGGTCGTTTTGGTGTTTACCTATTGCTAGCCATTGCACTTGCCAGTGGCGGTGCTTTTGCCTGGCATAAATACAATAGCGCGCTGGATGCGGCACAGCAATATCAAACACAGCTACAGCAGGCAGCGCAGGATATTGCTGTAGCAAAATCAAACACAGAGGCGATTGCTCATGAATACAAAACGCAGCAACAGGAATACACAGCAGCCCGCAAGAACTGGCAGAAGCAACAAGCAACGGCTGGCAAAAGGCTGCGTAAACTCCGTGAACAAGCGGTGCAATTTGCATCTACGACTACTACCAAAACTCATGTTGTTGACGCTGCTATCAACAAGCGGCTGTGCGACATTTTCGGGCGAATCTCAGGCACGCCAGTGTGCGGAGCAACCGATCCATATTCAGCAAGCCCGACCATTGCCGCCGCGTCCGCTAATGTCGCCCGTTACTGTTTTGCTGATTCGACCAGTGCAGCAACCATGATGGACAATTTGGAACGTGTCGCAACGTATATTGAATCGGTGGAGGGGATGGAGTGATTGAAGTTAAAACATTGATTGAGTTAATCAGCCTGCTATTAACCACCTGTGCCATTGCTTTTACGGGCTTCCGCTGGATGTCGGCACGGTTGGATGCCACATTGCTGATGTGGCGTGATGAACTGCAAAAACAGCACCACGAACTGCATGACAAGCACGACTTGTTACGGCGCGATATGGAGCAATTACAACGTGATTTGCCGCTGCAATATTACCGCCGCGAAGAGCAAATACGGCAAGACGCGCTGATTAACACCAAACTGGATGCCTTGGCTTCGCGGCTGGAGCGTTACAACGAAGCGACCAAGCAGCGCATTATTTGCTATGGGCAAGATAAGGAGACGGCATGAATAATCAGGTAGATATGCGCCGCATCCGCCGCGAAGCGGTGCGCTGGACTGTGTTGCAAACGTTGGATGCAGCGCGCCCCATTGGTGCGAATGACCAAATGATGATGAGCGTGTTGGTGGAAGTGCAAGACAATGTGACCATGCACGAGCTACACCGCGAGCTTGATTACCTGTCTGACCGCAAACTCGTCGAGGTGGACAAGGGCGAACGCCTCAACCAATGGCGCGGCAAGCTCACGCCGCAAGGCATTGACGTGGTAGAATATACCGTGGACTGCCCCAAAGGCATCGCCCGACCTGCGAAGTATTGGTGATGGCTAAACCATCCACTATTTCACGCTTGCCCGATGATGTGCGCCGTGAGTTTGAGGCGCGCTTGGTTGCGCATGGCTTTGCAGACTATAGCACATTAACCGACTGGCTGAATGAGCAAGGGTATGAAATCAGCCGATCCGCAGTAGGTCGCGCAGGCTTGGCAGTCAAGAACCGCTTGGCATCCATCAAAGCAGCAACAGACGCTGCCAAGATGATTGCCGCTGAAGCCGACGATAGCGAAGATAGTCGCTCTGCTGGCGTCATGGCGATGCTACAAACAGATTTGTTTAATGTGTTACTGACGTTACAGCAAGCCGAGGTAGCCGACCCAGAAGAGCGCGTGAAGCTGCTGGGTAGCGCATCCCGTGCCGTTGCCGACCTCAGCCGTGCCAACATCAGCCAAAAAAAACACGCATTGTGTGTGCCAAACTGCCACAGCATGGCTTGCGTATCTAAATCAAAAGCGCGTAATACATGGTTATTACCCACGGTGTAAATACGGCGGTTGACTTCATCCAAGGCAAAATCGCGTGTTAAATACAGACCATCCGCCGCTGCGGAGCGTCCCCAATAACCAAGGAAGGAAAAGTTGGCATCAAACCTAGCCAGCGCAATCGCTGCACTAGCCGTTTCCGAAGCCACCCACACCTCGCCATTGCTGGTTTTGCGCAATGCCGAAGGCATAACAATAAGCCCGCCATCGGTGTAATAACTATGCACCACGCCAACACCATCGGCAGCAGTCAGGTGGGCAGTTCCCACAGGGTTCGCTACCACAAAGCCGCGTGCCATATCGGCATCTGCCGCTTGTAGCTTCAAGCTGGCGAACTGCGCCGCGCCAATGCCCTGCAACTTTGCCTTAGCTGCCGCGTTAGCATCCAAATCAGCAAAGAAGTCAACCAGCGCGCCCATTATTGATACCCCGCTAATGCTGTTGGCGTGAACACCGCAGCATCAGCAGCCGTTGCCGCCTGTGCTGTGGCATTCACCGTGTGGTTGCTACCATCCAACCCGAGTTGAATAATACCCTTGCTGATCCGCTCCAGCTCTTTGACTGCCTGCTCATAACGCAGCTTCACAGCATCCGTCACGGCATCGTCATACAAGCGGTAGCGCGCAATGTCTCGCGCTATGCGGGCAATGTTTAAGGGTACGCTAGCCAGCGGCAACGTATAACGCGCTTGCAAATAGCCGTTGATTTCTGCATCAGCATCATTCAAGGCAGCATTAAGCACATCATCGTCTATCGTCTGCAATGGTGGGTTGGCACGATCCGTCAACTGGATCAGCTCTGCCTCACCAAAGCGGTCAATCATCTGTTGCGCGCTGGCATAGCTCATGGTTTAGCCCTTCGCCGCTACTTTGGTCTTCGCAGCGTCATCAGCCTTCGCAGCGTCATCAGCCTCATCTAAAGGTTCAATCGCTTCAATAGCCAGCAACGGTGTCGCCTCTTCTTCTGTCAGTTCAACGGTGCTGCCTACCGCATAATCTTTATCATCATGCTTCAGCGGTGTCTTTACGGTGTATTTCATACGTAGCTCCTTAACCAACGTTCTGAATCAAATAGCCCAAATCAGGGGCGGTAATCAGTTCTTTCACCGATTCACCCGAACGCACCTGTTGACCGCCGCGCATACCGATATTGGGGTTAGGCATGGCACCAGCTACGCGGTCGCCAAATTGCGCCGTCAGACCAAAGGTGGCAGTGCCGCTCATGGTGTCGGAGTGGCTGTCTTGCACCAACAGGGCAATATGATTACCCCAAGCACGCGCCAGCGTTGCCGCTTGACCTTTACGCGCTGTATTGACGCGGGCTTCGCCCACAATCACCTTGTCCATCTCGAAGAGGTCAGCAATAAACTGGCGACTGGCAACACCACCATCACCAGCATTACCGTGGAACGCCTTCACAATCGCAGGGTGGCGGCTCAGCACCGTAAAGGCACGGCGACCCAGCACCATCACGTTAGGACGCAAGATCATCGAATCAGCAGCGTCCTGAATCAACGCTTGCGGGTTGGATGTGGGGTCGGTAAATAACGATGCTCCCGACAAGGTGACTTTATTTGTCGCCGCATAATTCGCAGCACCGAATACAAGGTTGGACACGCGCACTTCACGATCCAAGGCAATCAGGTTTTGCACCCCT